TAGCCGAAGACGCAACAGGCATTTGAGCGGTAAATAATGAATTACAAACACCATATTCTTTAACATCCTCTTTTAATTTTTCCCAATCCCAAAATAAATTACTATCATTTAATCCCCACATGTCGAATTGAAAGATTCCGTTGGACATAGGTGAACCTTCAAAATGTGCGTATGGTTTATATTCTCCCGATTTACACAATTCCATACTTTCTGTTATAGACGCGAAGTAAATTGTTTCAAATATATTTTTGTTATGTTTACGAGCCTCTTCCGAAGTAAAAATGTAATCCATTAAATAAAATACGTCAGCAAGTCCTTGAGTTCCAATTGCAATTGCTCTCTGTTTCAACCCTCCTTTACGTCCTTTTTCTGTTGAATAATTGTTGATGTCGACAACCTTATTTAACGCTCTTACCACTTTTCTAACTTCACTATAAAGTAAATTAAAATCAAATTTACCATCTATAATAAAGTTCTTCAATACCATAGATGAAAGAGTACAAATCGCAGTAGTACCCTCATCGGTATATTGATATATTTCATTACAAAGATTTGATTGTTTAATAACACCAATATTTTGATGGTTAGTTTTTCTATTTGCATTGTCTTTAGAACAAAGATATGGAACACCTGTCTCAACTTGTGATTCAATTATTTTAGTCCATATATCTTGTGCTTTTACTTTTTTACCTAATTCTAATTTAACCGCTTGTAAATACACTTCCTCGTATTCTTCACCATAACATTCTTGTAATGGTTTCAAACCAGCTCTTTTAATATCATTAGGACAGAACAAATACCAATCACCATTTGATTTAACCGCTCTCATGAAATTATCAGGAATCCATAATGCAGTGAATAAATCACGAGCCCTTAATTCCTCCGCACCTGTGTTTTTCTTCATATCTAACAAGTCAAAAATGTCTTTGTGCCAAGGTTCTAAATAGATGGCGGCACTACCAGGTCTACGTCCTTGTTGATTAAAGAATCTAAGAGATTCATTTACAATTTTTAAATACTTTAATAACCCTCCCGCAAATCCACCTGAAGAAGAAATTCTACTTTCTTTACTTCTAATATTTGACATTGATAATCCGATTCCTGCAGCGTTTGATGAATATGTTGAGATGTCGTTTAATGTATGTAATAAACCATTACGAGAATCAGAATTATTATAATGTAAAACACAAGACGCTAACTGAGGTACTTTTGTTCCAGCATTAATCATGATAGGTGTTGCAGGTGAAATCAATTGGTTTGATAATGATTTATAATATTCAAGAGCTTGTTCAAACGATTTTGTAACCCAAATAGCAACTCTCATATACATGTGTTGTGGTCTTTCAACTACTTTACCATTTGACAATTTAAGTAAATACATTTCTTGTAAAGACCTCCAAGCAAAGTAATCAAAGTTATAATCATTATCATGATTTATAACCTCATCAATAGATTCTTTACCATAAAGAACCATTGTATCCATAAAATCACCATTTATAATTCCTTCTGAATGTAATAGTGTCATTGTTTCATAAAAACTTGGGTTAGTCTCTTTATGGTATGAGGAAATCGCAACTGAAGATGCTAATCTTGAATAATCATGGTGACTTCCTGTAAAAGCCGCTGCAATCTCATAAATAAGTTTATCTAATTCTTTAGTGGTAATTAAACCTTCAGTTGGTACTGAAGTAATTACTTTAATAAAAATCTCATCCGAATTAACGTTCAACCCTTTTGAAGCTCGTTTAATTCTGTTATAGATTTTTTGTGGGTTAAATGACGCATCATCCCCACTTCTTTTTTTAATTCTAAGTGACATCATAATCTAAAAAAATAATTAATTAAAAATCATCAGTAAATGAAATTGTCTCATTCAATTTCGCTTTCTGATATTCAACGGTTCTCGATTCAAAGAAATTACCTTTAGTTTCTACGGCAATTTGTTCCATGAATTTAAATGGTTGTTCAACATTAAAATGTTTTTTACAACCAAGTTTAATCAATAATCCATCAACAACAAACTCAAGATATTGTTTCATTAGGTTTGAGTTCATACCAATTAATGATACAGGTAATGACTCAGTGATAAATTCTTTTTCAATTTCTAAAGCCGAAAGTAGAATTTCTTTAATTCTTTTTTCTGATGGTTTGTTTTCACAATGATTATTCAACAAATGAATTGCAAAATCACAATGTAAATTTTCATCTTTAAATATTAAAGAATTTGCATTACACAATCCTTGCATAATACCTCTCGATTTCAACCAAAATATAGAACAGAATGAACCTGAAAAGAAAATACCCTCAACTGCGGCAAATGCTACAAGTCTTTCTTGGAAAGATGCGTTCTCTATCCAATTAAGAGCCCATTTCGCCTTTTTCTGAACTGCGGGTAAGTTATCTAACGCAGTAAAACATTTGTTTTTTTCTTCCTCATTTGATATGTAGGTATCAATTAACAATGAATACATTAATGAATGGATGTTTTCCATTGCAAGTTGTATACCATAGAAAAATTTTGCTTCAGGATATTGTACTTCCCTATAGAAATTTTCCGCTAAGTTTTCATTAACAATACCATCGGAAGCCGCGAAAAATGATAAAATATTTTTAATAAAATATTGTTCATTTTCAGATAAATTTTCCCAATCTCTAATGTCTCCACTTAAATCTACTTCTTCAGCCGTCCAAAACGCCGCTTGGTGCATTTTATAATATTCCCAAATATCATTATACTGAATTGGGAAGATAACAAACCTATTAGGATTTTCCCTTAATATATTTTCATTCATAATTTTTTAGTTTTTGTCTTCTCTTTGTTTTCTTTTGTCCAACAAATCTTTAATTCTTTGTCGGTTGTTTTCTTCTTTCTGTTCTTCAATCCCTAAGAAAGTAACTGAAGATTCGGTGTCGATTTCTAACATACTATTATCAAATTTACAATTTTCAAATACGATACCATCGTCACCAATTCTTGACTTAGTGATAGCCATAGTGGCCAATTTCATTTCTTTTTGTTGTAGTGTTTTAGCCACAGAAATGATAACGTGACCTACTTGAGCTTTCTTTATAGACCCACCCATTTGGTCTGTTGTAACAACTTCAGAAGATATTGAACTTCTATTTCCTTGAGTTGCAGTCCATCCTACTATATCCATTTCGTGACACATCGCTTCAAAAGCTCTCATCACTGAACCTTCAGACTTCCATTCGTCACCTAAGTTTTTATCAGGAACAACACAATCAATGTAATCTAATAAAACCATATCTATTTTAACACCATCAGCAACCATTTTTCTGATTTGATTTTTAATTTGTAACATGGTTACAGTATCTGATGGTAATTTTTTAAGAATTAATCTGTTAGTCATGGTTTCTTTAATTTCTTTAACCTTTGACATAACCTCATCTTTCTTAACCGATAATTCATCGGGGTGGATTTTAGTCCAGAGTGTAAAATGTTTTCTTTGTATAATTTTTGGGTTATCCTCAAAAAATATCTGTAAAACATTGTACCCCAAATTAAATGCGTGGTTTGAGATTTTTGTAAGTAATGTTGATTTACCAACTCCTGTTGGTGCTAAAACTACACCTATTTCTCCTTTAGCTAAACCTCCTTTAAGTAGTCTATCAATTCCTGGTATTCCCATTGGGATTGGGTGTCTATAATCTTCATTTAAAACGTCATCTAAATTAGAAAAGATATCTGACATACCATCTTCTCTTTCACCTACCTGTAAAGCTTCTCTAACTAAAGTTTCTAACTTATCGTAGTTTTCAAATTCACCTCCATCAATTACTTTTTGTGCTCTTGAAATTGCTTTTTGTAATTCTTGTTGTTTACAGAATTTTAAAGCCTTTTCCTGTACAAAATCACCTCCTTCGAGTGGAGCGTCTTTAATTTTAGTAAGAGTGTCTAAAATAACTTTAGACGCCATCTCTTGTTGGAATTCAGATTTTGTAATTTGTTCTAAGGTGTCAAAAGTAGGGACATACTCATATTTTAAATAAAACTCCTTAATCATTTGGATAATTAATTTAAAATATTTGTTTTCAAAATAGTTTGTTTCAATTACATCAATTATTGACCTTGCAAACTCTTTATCAATAATGATTTGGTTTAATAATTGAATCTGAAATGTACTTCCTAAATAATCAAAATTTTTGTTCGACGCCATATTTTTTCTCTTTTGTTTTAGATAAATATTACCCCTTTAGACTAATTCCAATATAGTCATAAGTTAATTTTTTAGATGAAAAAATGTCAGTTAAAGCCGAAAGTACACTTTTTATGTGCGGACGTATATCTACGGTGTATCTTATTTTTGGTGGGAACACTTTAGCATCAAATTGTCTATGACAAATTGTCGTGTCACCCGACTTAATAAAAATGTTAAAATTTTCAGGACCTTCAGTATTTGATGTTTCAAGTACGTTTGGATTGTTTATAATTTCATACGTATTATCCAACATATATGTGACAGTTTTAATCTTTAATTCTCTCTCCAATACGTCTTTAAAATCGGAAAGATATTCGTAAAGATTTAACGAATTTTTAGCAAGGGGATTAAAGTTCCTAACATTAAAAAATCTTTGGACAATGATGTTACCATTTACCATCATCAAAAATTCTAGCTTTGTTGTTTCTTGGTCTTTCATATTCACTTTATTTATTTGTTTTAAATTTTTTTTTTTTTTTTCTTTTTTATTTTTAAAATTGGGT